TTGCACTCAAGGTCGAACCTGAACACTGGGGAGCACTGAAACCCTTCCTAGTTTTTCTCAAGGCAGTGACCAACGAAGACCTAACAGGTATTGAACAAGACTTTTTCGTAGTTGAACGACTGAGGGCAATATGAACCCATGTGGAGAATGTACTGCCTGTTGTGACTCTCTAGGATTTACACATGTCAACGATTACACTCAATCACATCCCGACGTAATTATATCACTGAAGGTTGCTGAACAAGAAGGTATTGTCTACGACTATGGGTCTGGTTGTAATAAACTGTGCCCTAATAGTGGCGACTGTACCATCTATGAACGCAGACCCCATGTGTGTAGTAGTTTCGAGTGTTCCTATCTACGCTACGATCTAGATATAGAGACCAGACCGGACCAGTGTGGGTTTGTCGTCGATGCCGATGATCCCGCACTGCATGATGGGTGGGCAATGGTCACTCCGTGGTTGCACGGTCAAAAGGATATTGACGTAGATGTGTGGAGACCAGAGAACCACTCAAAGATAAAACAAGTTCTAGAAGACTTGTCAATGGAGACTGGACGTAGGTTCAATGGATACCTAGTGCAGTGCTCTAACAAATATGCTAAGGGTATACTTTATGAAGTTTTTGATTTGCACTGATCCTAAGAAGATTAAGAACCACGAGATCTATAGTCTGGGCAACTACTACTATTGCCATGACGAAGAGGTTAATCTACATCGTGGTATGGGTTATGATTTACTGTGGCAGGGATATACTATTGAACAACCCATCGAAGAACTGTTGGATGACTGGTGGGCACTGAAACGTGCTAACGGCAACTTCTTTGCTGTACGTATCATGCCTCACAAGATTGACTATGCTCTGGACTACTTCAACAACCATAAGATCTTTTCTGCTCATAAGTATGGATTCGAAATGTCCAACCACCTACCGTGGATGACAAAGAATGAGCATGATGATATTGTGCGTGACTCTTTACAGTATGAGGCATTCATACGTCGAGAGTTCTCACAGAACGAGTGTACTACATTCTTTGAACACATACACTCTGTGTTACCCACATATGACTATATCTACGACTCAAAGGAAGCATACAACTCTAAGTTGAGGAATGACCCCGATGAGTTAGTGGACTACATCCACAGGTGTATGGAGCAACATGCTAAGGTGATCAAGGATCGGTATCCTAACCGATTCATTTGCCTGTCTGAAGGTATGGACTCTGCACTGCAGTCTCAGTATTTCCGTGACGATCCACAGTACATGTATACAATCGTTCCGTGCAGTGCAGGTGAGAAAGGACGTAGGTACAAAGAGATTGTGGCAGGACACTATCCCAACGTGCACTTCGAAGAGTTTCACGTAGACCGTATGGCAGAGTACACTCACAAGTATCTCAATGACTCTACTACACGGTGGGCAACTATCTTACCTACCATGAAACAGATTGCAGACTGCGAAGTCAAACCAGACATCGTGATGTACGGTGTCAATGGTGATGAGATGTTTGTTCGAGATCTGATTCCGCATATGCAGATGTTAGCATATGAATACTGGGATCAAGATCAGAAGTATGTAGAACAGCGTCTACGAGCAGATATCGCATCCAAGTCTGATCAGTATGGTTCTTCATATACAGTAGGAGACGATGAGACGTTTGAGGCACATCTAGATTACTTTGCGTCGGGATGGTTTCGTAAATGGCGATCACGTGAAGACGCAGAGAGTGCTATGCTCAAGTGGACCACACCCAAGTTCTATACACGAGCAATCACACAGAACAACGAGGTGATGACAGCATCGCTATATAATGATAGAAGGATCTTTCACGAGGTGTTGAAGTGTCCGAAGGACTGGTTGCGAGAGTATGGTATGGACTCTCCGATCCAAAGGAAGATACTCAAGGACAAGTTCGATTACGAACTGGTGACTCCATACAAGGACGCACTGTATGCCAACTACGATGACATCTTTGCTAACATTTTTGATTCAACAGTGCCCAAAGCAATGGCACAAACGGTATAAATAAGCACATGGGCATATTAAAATCAGCAGCCGACTTAGTATACACGATACGCTTTTTAAAACTTCTGGTCACACCGTTTGACAAGACAGAAGCATTTAAGGCGGGGATCATCGATGCAGACGGAAACAAGAACAAGGATTTCAACCTGAACTCCACCGATGATCGTGAAGCATACCGATCACACTATACTTCGTTCCATCGTCTCGTTTTCAATCTAAAGCGTATCATGGCAAAGGCACCCGGAGGTCAATCCGTGGTTGCACGTTATGGTGCCGCACTCGCACTTATCAAAGAGCATGGCGAACTCACCGACAAGGGTGTGGAGAAGATCCATGCGGAGACTGGCATCGACATTCTCGATGTCCTAGCAGAAGAAACACAGTGGTTCATGCTCGAAGGAGATGAGTTGTCTCCCGGTGTGTACCGCATGAAGAATGACTCTATGACGACTCAATACGAAGAGATCGTCAGGAAGGGCGACCAGATCAGAATTGAGATTACTATGCCTATAGATGAGGTACTTGGTTTATCCATCTATGAAGGCATTCATCTAAAGTCACGTCAAAAGGTATTGGTCACAACATCGGAACTCACTAAGTGAGTCTGCAGGACCAATACGAAGTTCACCTCTCTGGTGTGTGGAATCATATCAGAGAAGGTCATTGTCTTTTATCTGACAAGACCACAGATGTCTTCAGACAAATCCTTGACATCGTACAACCCAAATCAATTTTCGAAATTGGATTCAATGCTGGTCATTCAGCATACGGGTTTCTTTCCCTCGATGAAGAGGTCAAAGTCGATTCTATAGACATCTGCCAGCATAGATATACTATCCCTTGCGCAAAGAAGATTGAGCAATTGTTTGAGGGTAGGTTTCGTTTTGGAAATAAGGATTCTCTTACTGTCCAGTCCAATACGATAGAAGGATATGATCTTGTGTACATAGACGGAGATCATCACTTTGAATCGTTTCGTAGCGATTATCAGTTATGTGTGGATGCAGATATAGAATGGGTGCTGATAGATGATACGAATCTGTTTCTAGATATTAATAAATTTGTAGAACACGCAGACCAGAGTATAAGCGGTAGACATCCGTATAAGATCCACTCAAGGTTTCACGTAGACAACGAACTATGGATAAGGAAACCTGAAGTAGAGGATAAGTATAAAGAGACGGAGATGGTCCTACTTAAAAGGGAAAGAGATGAAGAAGTTTAAGAAACACTTCGAGGAAGATGCTCCCGGTACCAGCACTGCCTCAGTTGTAGGTACGGGTGATGATTCTAGTACAGTCGTTGTACGAAAGAAGAAAAAGCGTAAGAAGGACGATGTTCTTACGAGAGGGGTTGACCCACTAAAGCAGACTTGACATTCGTCGTGCAGTCTGTTATAATACATAAATCTTAACTAGGAATAGACGCTATGAAAACTTTTGATCATAGGGGATTCTCTGTCTGCGTCTTTCACGGTCAAGATCAAGAAGAATTACGTGAAGTTGAAGATGTGCAGACCGCATGGTATGCGGCAGGAGCAGAGCGTAGTAAACTGATCTTCGTACCGATGGAAGGTTATGCTGGTAATGAGTTAGACTCCGACAACTTTTTAGTTGAAAATTATTCCGCATCTCTCACCAACAGTTTTATGTGGGATGAGATCTGGACGAAAGATGAGCACGAAAAAGAAGTCGTTAGACTCGTGGATAAGTTCATCGATACGGGGGAGAGGATAGTCATCGAAAACTATGACTATGAAGCAGATGAACCATTCTACGATTATAGTGGTGGACGATATGAAAATTGATAAGAAAAAGGACGAACTCCTTGCCGACTATGCAATCGGTATGCTAAAGGATTTCTATTTGAACGAGTATGAAGACTCTCCTCAAGAAGGTTATGCACGTGCGGCAAAGGCATGGTCAACCTATCGTGGAGAAATGGATGAAGACCTAGCACAGAGGTTATATGATTATGTTTCGAATAAGTGGTTTATGTTTGCGTCACCCGTTCTCTCAAATGCACCGAATGGTCATGGCAAGGGTAAAGGGATGCCTATCTCTTGTTTCCTCACGTATGTACCAGATACCTTGGAAGGACTTATTGGTCATAGTTCTGAGTTGCGCTGGCTTAGTGTATACGGTGGGGGTGTTGGAGGTCATTGGTCAGATGTAAGGACTGTATCCGATATCGCACCCGGACCTATCCCGTTTCTACACACCGTAGACGCAGATATGATTGCGTACCGTCAGGGTAAGACTCGTAAGGGTTCGTATGCCGCTTACATGGATATCTCTCACCCCGACATCGTAGAGTTTCTGAACATCCGTATTCCTACGGGTGACGTACAGCGTAAGGCATTGAACCTACATAATGCACTGAACATCACCGATGAGTTCATGGAAGCAGTGATGTCCAACTCAGACTTTGATCTGCGTGATCCGAAGGACGGGTCTGTGAAGGATAGCATCAATGCTCGTAAACTCTGGGAGCGAATCATCGAGACTCGTTTCCGTACAGGCGAACCCTACTTAAACTTTATTGACACTGCCAACCGTGCACTGCCTCAGAACCTCAAGGATCTGGGTCTGCGCATCAATGGTAGCAACCTGTGCAACGAGATCCACCTACCTACCAGTGCAGACCGGACTGCGGTATGTTGCCTTTCTTCCTTGAACTTGGAGTATTATGATGAATGGAAAGACACTAACATCGTTAGGGATCTTGTGCGTATGCTCGATAATGTCCTCGAATACTTTATCGACAATGCTCCCGACACAATCACACGAGCAAAGTATAGTGCCCAACGTGAACGATCAATCGGACTTGGAGCAATGGGATTCCACTCGCTCCTCCAGAAGCACGGGGTCGCATGGGAAAGCGACAAAGCAAAAGAAATTAATGACGTTGTGTTTTCCCACATCAATGGTGAAGCAGTCGCAGAAACCCAACGACTCGCAGAAGAGCGAGGAGAATATCCTGATGGTGTCGGTACCGGACGGAGAAACGCACACCTCCTTGCAATTGCGCCTAACGCAAGTTCAGGAGTCATCCTGTCTACATCTCCTTCAATCGAACCCCTGAAGGCATGTGCGTATACGCATCGCACACGTGCAGGATCGTTCCTTGTGAAGAACAGACACCTTGACCAGTTATTGACTGAGAAGGGTATTAACAATGAGTCCGTTTGGACTAGTATTATCACAAATAAAGGTTCTGTACAGCACCTACCGGAGTTGACAGAAGGCGAGAAAGCTATATATAAAACTGCGCAAGAATTAGATCAGAACTGGGTGATTCAACATGCGGCAGATAGACAGAAGTACATCTGCCAAGGACAGTCTGTTAATATCTTCTTCCCGTCTGGTGCAGAGAAGTCTTACGTGAATCAGGTACACCTCAAAGCATGGCGAGAGGGTCTCAAAGGTCTTTACTACCTACGTACCGAAGCAAAGTCACGTGCAGAGAATGTATCAGAAAAGGTAGAGCGAGTTGCACTACAGGATGACAATCGATCAATCGTGTACTCCAAGAAGAATTGTCCTTGGTGTACTATGGCGATGGAGGAATTGAAATTGCGTGGAATCGTATTTGATAAAGTTGACCTAGAAGAAATCGGGAAAACTGCGGCAGAGGTTACAGGTCGAAAGGTACGTACTGTACCACAGATCTACATTGAAGGTAACTACGTTGGTGGTTACGAAGAGTTGATGAGTTTCCTCAATAAGACCAACGTCAGTATGGACGAAGGCGATGAATGTAAGGCATGTGAAGGATAATGTCGTATAAATCTGCCGAAGATAAATTTTCGGCACCACCAATCAAAGAGGAAGATTAATGTCGCTACTAAGTTTTAGCACAACCTACAAACCGTTCAAGTACCCTTGGGCGGTAGAACTGTCAAAGAAGCACGAAGAAGTACACTGGATCGAAGACGAAGCAGAGTTGAGTGAAGATGTCCAAGACTGGAAAACCAAACTCACCGAAGACGAAAAAGAGTTCATCACCCAAGTACTGCGACTGTTCACACAGTCTGACGTTCAAGTTGGGGAGAACTACCACGAGTTACTCATCCCTAAATTCAAAAACAATGAGGTGCGAAATATGCTCTCTTCCTTTGCGGGTCGAGAAGCAGTCCACCAGCGAGCATACGCACTCCTCAACGACACGCTTGGTCTTCCGGACGAAGAGTACCATAAGTTTCTCGAATATAAAGAAATGGCTGACAAAGTAGACTTCATGAAAGAGGGTGATACTAACTCTCACACAGGTCTAGCACTTGCTCTTGCTCAGTCTGTATTCAACGAGGGCATGTCGTTGTTCAGTTCATTTGTGATGCTACTTAACTTCCAACGCTTCGGTAAGATGAAGGGTATGGGTACAATCGTAGAATGGTCTATCCGTGATGAGTCGCTACACGTGCAAGGAAATGCTAAACTCTTCCGTGAGTTTTGTGAAGAGCATCCCCGTATCGTAAACGACGAACTCAAGTCTAAGATCTACGAGATGGCAAAGACTGCTGTCGATCTGGAAGACCGATTCATCAATCTAGCATTCAAGGGTAATGATGTCCAAGGACTTACTAGAGATGAAGTTCGCAAGTACATTCGGCATATTGCTGATCGTCGTCTCTTGCAACTTGGTCTCAAAACAAAATTCAGACAGAAAGACAATCCACTACCATGGTTGGATTGGGTGCTCAATGGAGCATCACATGACAACTTCTTCGAGAAGCGAGTCACCGAATACTCTGTTGTAGGTATGGAAGGTGACTGGGGTTGGGAAGCGGCATGACAGACGGGTTTAAATATTTAAACTCGTGCCCTATCTGCGACATAGAAACTACAATCATTGTACATGGTGATGAGGATGTTCCTTCGTCCTGTCCCATGTGCGGTGAGGATGCTGAATTGGTAGAACTGAGAGGTCTAGACTCAGACGAATAAGAATGCTACATAGTTGTATGTGGCATTATAACAACCTACCATTCGAACCAAGCGATGACGAACTCAGCGATTACGTTGGGTTCGTTTATTGCATCACTGAGTTAGACACTGGCAAGAAGTACATCGGTAAGAAGTTCTTCTGGTCTACTCGCAAACTACCACCACTCAAAGGGCAGAAGCGTAGACGTACAGTCAAGAAGCAATCTGACTGGATGAAGTACTATGGGTCGTCCGAAGAACTGAAACTTCTTGTGGAAACAAAAGGTGGTGATGCCTACCACCGTGAGATCCTACGTCTGTGCAAGACCAAGGGTGAGTGCTCCTACTACGAAGCAAAGGAACAGTTCGATAGAGATGTCTTATTCTCAGATCAATACTATAATGAGTTTATTGGGTGTAAGATACACTCGAAACATCTAGGAAAGTAAATGCATCATGGAATAATTTTTTCTCTATTTCACGTAGAGTATCCTATACAAAACGAAAATCCTTCTCCACTCGTTACCAATACTGGCATATATCAGAGTGAGAATAGAGGTTTACTTTCAGCATTTGGACACTCTGCAACGGAGTGGAGAGGACAATCTTCACGTGGACCGGGTTCTCATAAGATAGCATCACACCTTCGTGACTTAGGGAACTGGGACGTAGAAGTCATCGACTACTGGAGTGCGTTTACTTTAGATGACTTGAAAAGATTGGTTGATATGCGTATCACCAAGAAAACAATCTTTGTAGGATTCAGTCAAGCATTCGCATCATATCATGGCAAGCAACTACATTTAGAAAAATATATCAAGGATAACTACCCTTGGGTTGCCACGGTAGCAGGTTCTATTGGTCTGATTGCTATATTAAATACTAGCGCAGATTATCACGTAGTGGGTCGTGGTGAGTATGGAATGGAAGCACTCTGCAAACACCTAACCAACTCTGGTTCAGTGAAGATAAAGGAAATTACTCATCCTTATTCTGGAGACAAGGTTTTCAAGGTGATCGATTGTAAGTACGATTATCCTGCCGAACCTAAGTCCAGAGTCAAGGTATCATACGAAGAACGAGATTTGATCGAATCAAACGAGACCTTGACTATGGAGCTGTCGAGAGGATGTAGATTCAAATGTTCTTTCTGTGACTACTACCCTTTAGGAGTCAAGGGTGATTGGACACGGGATGTTGACGACTTTGAATCTGAGTTAAGAGAAAACTATGATAGGTGGGGCATTACTAATTATCTCTTGACCGATGAGACTATCAATGATCGTACAGAGAAGTTAGAGAAGTTTGGTGCTGTTGTCAAAACGCTACCATTCACTCCTAGATTTCATGGGTACATGAGAGCAGACTTACTTATACACAGAGGGCAACGAGAGTTAGATGCTGTCAAGCAATTGAACGTTGCTGGTCACTGGTACGGAGTAGAATCTCTAAACCACAAGACTGCTAAGTCTGTCGGGAAGGGTATGGCATCTGACAGAATGAAAGAAGGGTTGTTGCAGTTAGACAAAGATTTTGTAGTCAACATGTCTTTCATCTTGGGTCTTCCTCATGAATCCATCGAATCTATGAGGAGCACAATGAGGTGGATCACAGATAACTTCAATCACAGACAAGTTCATATGTACCCACTAAGTCTAGATGATCCAAGTCAAACTATTGATCTCAACTCTAAGATAGAAGAAAGTGGTGCTTACGAGTGGGTGTATGATAATAATTTAACCAGAGTATGGAAACATCCAACCGAAAACTATACATTCAAAGACATGGAACGGTTGGAAGATGAGTACTACAATATGAAGTACGATGCCATGCCCCATATCTGGTCATTGGCATGGATGACTGTACTTGGATTAGATCCAGACGTAGTATATAATGACAGAGTACGTCCACAAGGAGAGTACTTTCCTGCTTCCTGTCAGGACATATGGGATGCAAAGTTAGAACGATATCGCATAGCAAAACTCTCTTTATGAAAAATTACCATAAAAATATCTGAAATAGTTCTTGACTTCAATACAAGAATCATGCGATAATTACTACGTAATTTGAGATGAGGACTGAGATGATGATTGAGATTGATATTCACAACTATGTTGGTAGAATTCCTGCTGGTCATGAGCTGGTTGTTATGGAGAAAGGTGACATCGAGTCTGCTATGACTTTGTTTGGTTTTGATGAGGTTGGTATGTTTGACAACATGTTTGCCGTTCCACAGTATGCTTTCTTGGAGGTTTGTTAATGATTGATTACATTTCTTGCACTGAGGACGGGTCTCTGATCCGTCTCTACGATGAGCATCACATGCGTCCAGTATGTGAGTCCAACAACATTGCGGAACTTGCCAATGCTTATCTTGAGTTTGGTATTGCTCCCGTGGTGATGGGTTCGTCTGCATGGTTCGAGGCACCGTTTGCCGAAGCACGTGAATACACTATGAAAAAAGTCTACGAGGTTATTTGATATGTTGAAGTTTGAAAACACTGCGAACGTCGGAGATGTCATCAAGGCATATGACTTTGAACCGATGTCAGATCGTCCCGACTCTTACCTGATCGGTAAAGTCATGGAGAAGGGTCCGATCTACATGAAGTACAATCACGCAGATCCCGAAGATGATCGTACAGTATACATGTGTGATGGTTACACTGTCTTCGTGAAAGAGTCTCAGACTGGTTCGTTTGAACGTGACGTAGAACGTACAGGTATTACTATGTACGTACCCTTTGAGATGGCAATGTCTGACTTTGATGGTCGTGTGGAGGTGATCAATGAAGTATTTTGATAACGGGATATTCTATCTTGTGGTGTTCGTTGGACTGCTGAGTATAGGTGCGTACCAGTTCAACAATGCACTGGACATGCCCACAGTAGAATCGTCGAATGCTACAGGTGAATGTGTTGAGGTAATCAACTATGCCGAAGGTGACGACTATGATTGCGACAATCTACCTGAACGGTATAACCACAGATGGGTTCGGTAATATTACCAGAAAAAAGTTTAAAAAAAGTGTTGACACCAACCCCAAATGATGAGATAATTACTCCGTAATGTGATGAGAGAGGTTTGTTATGAAAGAGTTGATTGCAAAGTTTGAAGAGCGTGGATATGAGTTGGTCATCGACGCAGAGCGTCCGGTTGCCAAGTGTGTCCGTCCTGCTCCCCGTGCTCGCCTT